CGCTACTGTTGCCATAGTCTTATTCTACCCCAATATGTGCGTTTGCAATCCATTTAAATCCCGTTTCAATTCCAGAAGATCTTCCTACCCTAGTTCCAGTCTTAAAGTTAGTTTTATATAATACTGGTTTTTTTATGTAAGAGTACAGACCTGAAGATTTTAAAAATGATTGCTTAAAATATACCCTAAAAAATTCATCTGCTACTGCTTCAAATGAACCCTGAACTTCTGTTCCTCCAGGATTCTGAACTTCTATATCTCTTTTTGTAAATACTGTTTGTCCATCTGCTTCAAATGCTAAAACTTCTGATCTTACTGGAGATATCGTGACTGGGGTTCCATCTTCCATTATTTTTGCTTTATTCTCAAAAGGAAAAGATGATCCAGCAGGTAGGCTTTTTGATTGTTTAAAATTTGATTTAAAAGAAAGTCCAACATTACTAACAGTATAGGTAAAATCGTATAGTCTTGCTTTTGGACTACCAACTTGGTACCATTCATATACATGATGAAGTGCTTTTGGATTAGACCTTGCTTCAACATCTACATAATCTTTTAATACACCTATAACACTATTTCCAAGATTTTTTAAAAATATACTTTTGCCTTTTTGTGCCCCGTCTAAAAATCCAACAGAATAGTCAATAGCATTGCCTATAATTTTTTCAAGGTGTTTAGTATTCATAACAATATTCATTATTCGCCCACTGTCTGATTTTCAGATCTACGCAATACCATGTGGTAGTATTCAATGCTCTGAAGCCCTCCAACAAAAGGCTCAACAGTTGCAATTTCAAATATTGTGCCTCTTCCGCTTCTTGGCCCTGCTGTTTCTCTATAAACTAGGTTATCTCCTGGAAGCCTAATATTTGTTATAAGAATATTAGTAATATTGTTATTTTCATTTTTTGAAGATGTTCTTATGTCTGATTTTGATCTTGCAATAAGTTTGCCTTCAGAAACTAAAAACACTGCTGGAGAAGTGTCTTCATTTGCTTTTTGATTTACAGATTGTGCATTGCATGTAATTGTTCTATCAAAGATCCATTCTTTAATGGCTTTGCCATATTCGCTTTGTGTAATTATTGGATAATAAACATCGGCAAGCATGGGGTACATAAAGTCTGTTGTATCACAATTCATCACAGCATCCCTGGAGTACGAAAGTTTGTTGTATACTTTTCAAGAATAATGTCAACCATGATATTACCAGTGCCAGCAAATTTAGATGAATCATATTTTATTTTAAACTGATCTGTTTCGTATTCGCTAACGTAGGACTTGTAGTGATCCATTCTTCCGCATTTAAGATCATCAATTATCATTGTCATAGCATCTTGTATATCATTTGGAATAACTTTATATCCAGAGTCATAGTCAATTATATAATCAAACCCTTCAGGAAATGCAACTGCTGTATTTTTTGTGTTACTCCACATGTTGTCATAATTTTCATATGGAGCATAAGTGTAAAATGAGTCTGAGCCTGCATCTCTGTACTTAAGAGGCTTTCTTTCTGATCGATCTTTTGAATCATAATAAGATGAGTCTGTAGGAACTTTTACAATTGCAGTTCTGTCTTTTGTAACCTCATAGTGAAATCCATCTAGAGCAGGACCAGTTGTTGTATTGTTAATGTCGTATACGATTTTGCCATTTTCAAATACTTGATTAACTTTATAAATTGTGTCCCAGACAGGAATATAGTCTGTTCCCTGACCAACAACCTCAAGAATTTTTCTTTCAAATGTAAATCCACGAGTAGTTAATGAGTCTACTATTGCTCTGGCAATGCTTTCATTACGTGTTGCTTCTGCAATCTCTGTTGCAGTTACTCCCAGTGTATTTGGGTTAACGTATGGCCGTATAATAGTAAGCATATCTTGAACAACAATATTTTGTTCTGAATCTGCATTGTTATTAATTTTATAAATTTGAACAGAGTAATCATGGTCATATTTGATCAAATCACCAGCAAGGGAAAGAGTAACCTTTTTGCCTGCGCTAGACGTAATTACCTGAGACGTTCTTACTGTTCTTGTAGAGTTTTCAATAGTAACTAAATAATTGGTACTTGCCAAAGGAACATCGTATGTGATATTAATTGGATATGGAGGCAGTCTGAGAACTATCATATTTGTTTACCGTAGTGCCTTGCTACTTCTTGAGGTGTCGCTATACGAACCTTCTCGTGAGTAAGCCATTTTTCAGAAACCTCCTTGGTTACAATATTATATCCTCTTACAACTTCTCCGACTTCATTCCAGTATATGTTTCTTTCAGAAAATAGTGCTACCTTTTCTTCTGCTTTTTTTTCAACCTTTTTAGACTCTATTGTGTCTTCTCTTGGGGTCCAACTAGCAATTATCTCAAGCATATGCAACTTTGTTGTTGCGCCAAGAAGGTCAATCTTGTTATTTTTTGCATAAGATTTTATTTCCATAACAGTCTTTTTAGACAAATCTTCAATAATAGACATTAGTTCCTCCTATGTCATTATACCAGAATTAGCGTCGTCTTCCTCTGCCAAAATTATTTTGCATTGGTAAACGAATTCCGTTTGGTGTTCCTGATGGATTTACAGCATTTGGTCCAGACGTTTCTCCAAGAGTTGCTCCTGAAGTTCCCATGGTATTAACTTGTAGACCGCTAGATCCCATAATAATAACACCTGGGTTTCCTAATGTAACAATTGCTCCCTCGCCATTATGGCTATGGTCTATTGGTTCACCTGGATAAGACATTTTATTCTCCCTATAAATGACTGAAGGGAACGGCTTTTACACCGTTCCCCAAGCCAATCGTTTTAGCGATTATGAGTTGTTTGCTGCTGTTGCGTATGCAACTGCGTCAAGTTCTTCCCATTGAATACCGAAGCGGACGAATACTGTGTACTCAATTGTGTCCTTCTTTGGCTGGTAGAAACGGTTTACAGTGATATCACGTTGGAATCCCCATACACGGTTCTGTGGGAATGTCAAGTCGACATAGCCTGCAGGGTAGTAAGGAACTTCCTGAACTTCAACACCGAGAACACGAGTTGTACGTGCTCCACCAAATGTCTGCGCTCCGCCATCAAGGTATGCTTGACGATTTGCAGGTGTACCTGCTGGCTTGCCAGCAAATGCTTCTGCAATTGCATCAGCCAATGTACCATTGTTCTTAATGATACCCTGGAATGCGTCTGTGCCTGCATAGAACTTAAGATTGTTCTTGATTGCACGGTATTTGCGTGGCATTGCGAGAATAATGTTTTGCATTACTTCTGTTGTCCATGCATTGTCAGCAACAGTTACGAATGACTCGTGTGCGCTGCCGTCTGTTTGTGCTCTGTTAACAAAACCTTCCATAATGTTAAGGAAAGCGTTTCCGCCAGATCCTAGACCATTAATTGCAAGATCTTCAATGTCGTTAGCAAAAGCGCTTGTCATCAAACGTACTAGGTGGTCTTCAAGAGCGCCGCCTTCTACGTTATCTTCTAGTGCTTCTGTTGATACTTCCCAGTCCAGACGAATCTTCTTTGTAGTCAATTCAACCTTTGAGAAAGTAGCGCCTGCATTTGTAAATGTAGGGTCTGCTTGTGCTGCTGCACGAATTACACGCTCACCAACGTTGACTTTTTCAAGTTCCATTGTGTTTGCTCGCATTGTAACTCTACGTCCATCTTTAGCGAGAACTGTAGCATCCCACACATAATCAATGAAGCGACGTGCTTGTTCAGGCAATAGGATACCACCTGCAGTACCAGTCGGATTAACCGCGTTGGCACCTGATGTTCCGTAATTTGCTCCAGTAATGTTACCGAGAACACCGCTGCGACCACTTACGATTGCTGATGCGTCTCCTGAAGAACCAGATGCGACTGCACCTGTTCCGTCATGGCCGTGGCCAAGGGTAGTTCCTGGATAGTTTTTTACGATATCTTCTGACATATTGTTCACCTCCTAGTGATTTTTATGTTAGTTGTATAGGTCGGAGAATTTGAGGAAACGTCCGCCCCATAGGGATTTATGAACTGGAGTTGAATCCAATTCCTGCACGATCTCGCCTAGATCGCCAGACTTGCGGAAAGCGGTGTCCTTTTCTACGGAATCAACTCTCTTTCCAATTTCATTAAAAGTACCCTTGATCTGATTTACATCAGTTGTTGTGGCATCAAGAGACTTCTTTATATTAGCAACTTCATCACTAAGTGACTTAAGTGTTGCTGTTAGATCGCCAAAGGCATTAGTAACAGAATCCTTAATTTCAGTAATTGCATTTGCGATTACTTCATCAGCCTTTGCAGCATCTTCTGCTGCTGGTGCTTCTGGATTCTGAATTGCATCTTCTACTGAAGATGTAGCACTATCTTCTACAATTGAATCAGACTTTTCTGCTTCAGCAACTGGTGCCTCTGCTTCTAGAACTGCTTCTACTGTTTCTGTTGGTTGTGCCTCTGGAGTGATCGCTACTGATACTTCTTGTGTCTCTTCCACTACTGGAGCATCGAGAACTGCTGTATCTTCTGACATAGGACTTACCTCCTTGTTAATCTTAGAAGTATTAATGCCTTTAGCACTATCAACTAAGAACTTTATCATATCTGCTTTATCTGAGTCATTCTTCTCTACAAAACCAATGTTTTTCATTTCGTTACCACTTACTGGACTGAGGTATGTTTCTTCATCAGATGTAAGTACAATTCCTGTTTCTTCATCGTAGAATACATTTTCTACAACGGTATTTGCTATGTCACCTTTAATTGTGCTTACGCCATCAACTTTTTCAACTGACATAATGCTTGCAAACTGATTTGCTGGTGAATCTACTAAAGATAATTCTACTAGATCATAGTCTTTGATAATTCTAATTGACTTATCAAGTTCTTCATT